TTTAAACATAGGAGAGTACTCTCCAGATTCTTCATCCCAATTTGGGTACTCTTTATCTACAGCAAATGGCCCTTTCATGACACCAGTACCAAATAGTGCCATTTCAAATGCGGTATTACGTAAGTGTTTAGATGCAGCAGCTTCTTCAAGTTGATCTTGAATTTTCTTTTGCATCTTTTTAGCTGCAATCATAGCAGGACTAAAAGTTACAGATGTAGGAGTTTTACCTGCGCCTTCTACTACACCATTAATATCTTCTAGTTTAGAAGCTAGTTCAGGATTAAGTAACTCGTTAAGTGTTTTTGCTGTAGCCCCTTTAGGAAACTCTTTACCGTCACCTTTAAAACCGTATGGCGAAAGTATGTCATCTTTTTGATCTTCTTTCAATTCATCTGGTAAAGCTGGATCAAAAGAAATATCGGACACTACACCATCAGGTAATTCAGTAGGGTCTACTGTAATAGGAAATTTATTGTTTGCAAATAGTACGTCAACAATCTGACCATAGGCAGCAAGTGTTTTTGTTTTAGTTACTTTTACAAACACACGAGATTTTTCTGCTTCAGTAAATTGTACATCAGGACCATAGATACCACGATAGTTACGATATGCACGTAGCCAACGTTCTTCATCTTGTTTACGATAATCTTCCGCACGTTGAAAACGTTCCATAATAAATGGAATAATTTTAGAAGTATCTGTATCTTCTTCTGTGTTTTCTGTATCTTCTAAGATGACTGCATCATCTTCAATAAATACTTCATTATCTTCTGCCATTTATTTTTCCTTAATAGCCAAATGTAGAGTCTGCTACTCTCATACCACCAGAAGGTCTGCCATGAGGATCGTAATCAAAGATACTAAACCTTGGTCGTGACATTATACCATAACGTAAAGCATCATACAAGTGGTCTTCTGAATGTGTGTCAATATCTTCTGGGTTCTTTTTATCCAGAGGTATTGCAGGTAACTGTGCTACCATATTTGTACAAGTATTAAAAAATATTAGTCTGGGTTCTTCTGTAAATTCATCTACCTGTAAACGTCTGTGTATTTCGTTTTTACCTGCTACACGTGAGCCTTTAGAACGATCTGATGGACGCCATCTACATCCTTTACTAATCATCTGTTCAGCAAGGCTAGGGCCAGTATCACCACGCTTATGCCAAAGAGAAGAGTCCAAAACTCCATACTTAATGTTTCCATCTTCTGCCTCTAGGTCTAAGACCATATCGGCAAGGTCTGTGGCGAGTACCTTACTGACGTATAGTTCTCTATATACAATAAGTTGTTCGTTAGGCGCAACGGCAAACCAAAGCACACCACTGTGAGAACCATAACCATAGTCACATGCCCTAAACTTAACCCAGTTATGTGGAATATGAAAAGGCTCAACAACATGAATGTTACGATCAAACTCTGTAAAGGCTGCACCTTCTTTAATGTCCCAATCACCTTCAAGCAATTGTCTACGCTGCTGCTCAGGTAGGGATAGTAGCATTGCCTCATAATCACCTTGCTCACTTAGGTAAGGATTGTCTGAAAGACGTGCAGGTATAAACCTACGTTTGAACAAAGGCTTTCCTGCCTTTGCGTGTCCTGCAGGATATTTAAGTTCTTCACCTGTTTCAATATCAGTTGCATTAAAAGCCTTTCCTGCTGGAGATGGGTCAATGAACATTTTCTTAACCCAATGATGTCCCCTACCTCCTGGGTTTGTAGTTGCCCTCATAAAGATAGGCAAGTCGGGTGCAGTGGACCGTAGACGTGATCTCATGTAGTTCCATGCGAAGGGGGTGGCCCACTGAGTAAGTTCGTCAAAGCCTATCCAACTAAAAGCTAGACCTTGGTAACGCAGAACGTCATCTTCCCTGTCTAGGTAGGACATCCACAATCTCGCACCAGATGGCGCAGTCCACTGCATCTTTCTTTCTGACCACTTAATTCCAGGCCATATCTTAGGGTACATTTCTTGTGACTTAAATATAAGTTCCCTAAGTTCTTCTGTTGTGTGACGCAGCAGTAGTCCTGAAAAACTAGGATGTCCCATATAACGTAAGGGGTCTGCTAACATGGCATATGATTTACCGCCACCTGCACTACCGCCATATAGGACTTCACGTTCACCTGCTGCAAGAAACTCTGTCTGTGGCCCCTCATTGGGTTTAAAAATTACGTTGTGCTGTTCCTCAATAGGAATCTCTTCAACTATCTTTGCGGGTTCAGGCTTTGGCTTCGCTGTAGTCTTCTTCGTAGTTCTCTTCGGCTTTTGCTCCGAGTCTTGTGCGTTCAATCTCTTCCGCTTTGGCGATTGCCTTTTTCGCATAGTCTGCCCATCTGCGAAGGCTTCTAGCTTTGTTTTTTCGTTGTCGCTCATTTTCCAACCGTTTCCGTAATCCTACGTGAGATATGTCTCTACCTGTATTTCGTGTTAGCCAATTAGCTACTTCACGATAAGAATACTGTTTAAGATATTTTTGTGCCTGTTCAAGCATGTCAAGTTCGTGCTCAATAGGCAATAGTACGTCAGGATCGTCGGGGTCTACTTCATACCCAAATGGTATTGTCCTAGATATACGGGGAATAGGAACCCATTCATTGTCTTCTTTTATGTCTGTTGGTTGGGGTAACTTCCACTGTTTCAGAGGTTTAGTCATCATCATCCATTTGTTTTGGCGGCATTAACATTACGCCACCTTTTGCTTCTACTTGCATTTTCTCTGTTTTAACTAGGCCAGAACGATCTAGTAATTCTTTTGCTGCTTGCATCTTATCACGAATACCCAGTTCAGTAGGATCGTACAAAGCACCTACCATAGCCATTGCAGCTTTAGGTGCGTTACGTGCCATGTATGCAGATGTAGCATCTATAATTTCTTCTTTTAAAGAGTTAATAATCTCAGTAGATGAAGTAGCATCCGAATATCCTGCTATTCGTTTAGCAACATTAATGTCACCACCTGCTTCGTCAAATAAAACTGCAAGTAGTTTCTGTTGTTTTTCTGTTAATGCTCGTGCCATTTTAACTCTTTCTTCTAAATAATGCAAGCACAAAGTTTGCTATTGATTGACCTATTTGTGTTGGGGTTGGTAGTAGCCATCCTAGTAATAGTAACATTATAACCCAAGGGGGTATGTTTTGGTTGTTGATCATTAACTTTTCTACTGGACCTGCTTCTACTTCTTTTGTTTCTGTAATAATGTCACGTCCTGCGTTATTAGTTTCTTCTTCTTCGTAAGTAACTACAGCCTGTTTATTTTCTTTTCCTAACTGTGTATTAGCAGCTACATTAGTTCCACCTGTAGGCAACAGTGAAGTTAAACCACAACTAGATAATAGTAAAGCTAATACTAACCATCTCATTACATCATCTCAAAATGTGGGGCATCAATGAAGGGTCTACGACCTTGTGATCTACGTAGGTCAATATATGCATTCATTGCATCTTCTGCAGTATCGTCATAGTAACGAATGTCACCCTCTGACCAAGCTGCACCCCATTTGATAGGCACCTCTAGTTCTTCTGCTGCCTGTGCCATAGCATCACAAATGTTATCGTAAACATTTAGTTCCCAACTTACGTTAGAACCAAAATAGGCTACGAGGTCTACGGCATGTGAATATCCATCTTCTTGAATAAGATGTTTAGATTTCATAGTCTGTGACCGTCCAGAGTTATACAGTTCTTCTTGTTCTGCTAAAGTTCGGACACCATACGTCACACCAAAGTCAACGTCCGTCAGTTCAATAGCACGTTTAACAACTGCTACCATATCAGGGTGAACACCCTCTAACTTACCTAGTGAACGACTACTTAGACTAAATCCCATTATCTCATATCCTTACTCATTGCCACTTTGTTGCCCATAGGCTTACCTGCCATATAAGCTGTAGCTCCCATGTACGCAGCAACTACGCCAGTCTGTGCAATGTAAAATAGCCCTAGCAAATCTGCTAGAGCACTTACACGTGAGTCTGACATAAATGGAGTAAACAGAAATACAGTAAAGATAATCATCATGCCCATAGCTACCCAAGCCATAAACTTTTGTGATTCAGCTTTTTCTTCACGTAGCTCTATCTCAAGCATACGTTCTTTCATTGCTACTTCAGCTTCGGTGATAACGCCATCACCATCTACATCAAAGTCAACTACCATTACGTCCTCCGAAAACGTGCAGCCGTTTTAGCTGCTCCTTTAGGTTGCTGAGAAAATTGTTTACCTGCTGCAGTATCTTTTCTTTTCTTTGCTGAACTAGCTGCATACTGCGAACTAGACATTGCTTTAATTGCCGCTTCAGGGAGATAACGTTCTCCTGTAGCTTTTGGACCTTGCGTTGAAGGTTTACCACTTTTGGTTCTCCACTTTTGTTTTGTCCACCTATCAAGACTTTGTTGTGATTTAGCTTTAGCCATTTGACATTAACCATGCAAAGAATATAATACCGCCTATGCCACAAAGTAAAAGTAAACCTGATATAGTCCAAGTTATAATTGCTTCTTGTAACTCAGCTTTACGATATTCATGTTCTCTTTTTTGTTTACGTATCTTGGCTTCAATACGTATCAGTTCATCCCAAGCCGATGGACCCATTGTAAAACTAATGTAGTCTTTTAGCTCTTTACGCATTTGCTCTGCTTTACGTTTAGCTGCAAATACTTCTATAGCTTCAGATTCAACAGAGCCACCTAATGATTTCCACCAAGGGGGATTGTTTACTTGTTTCTCAGCTTGACCTAAGTCAGCCATATGTCCTGCCCACTGCGTTAGTTGACTAGACATGTCCTGTAAGTCCTTGCCAATAGCAAAGCCTTTTTTAAGTGCATTGAAGGCAACAGTGGCCCCACTGATAATTGTCACTGGGTCCATATCGCCCTCTTAGCTTTTATATCCACCACCTGCAGCTTTATACTGCTTGGCTAACATCTGGGCTTTACGTGCAGACCATTGACCTGCACCGCCACCTTTAGTACCTGCTTTAATCTTGTTAAACAAGTTTTTACGCATGGTTGGCTTGGTGTAGTTTCCCGCCGAATTTACTGTTGAGGTACTGCCACCACGAGACATTTTCTTTTTTGTTTTTGTAGCTTTGGACTTCCTCATAAGCTATTCTCCGAATATCTCCACGACCAATACCAATATCATTTAGCTCACGATCTGACATACGATATAGTTGCATTGCTGCAATCTTTGCATTTGCTTCACGTTGACGTGCTTCAATTAATGCAACAAATACTTTTTTAAACCATTCTTTCATAACTATCTCCTTTTGCTAGTGCAGCATTTTACTGCACGAGATAGTTATATCATATATAGTTATATCATACTACATACAATAATGCAACCCCGTTATGCATTTAGTTAAAACGGGTACCTTCAAAATATTCTTCCATAGCTATTGTTACCGTAACTGAACTACCTGCACTTGCTAACCCACGAATTAAATCATTTTTTTCAAGATACAAAGGATACTCAGTTATTTGTAAAATAGAATTAGGAACCATTGTTACTGTTTCAGCAATAGTAAAATAAGTAGTACTTGATGATTGATACCAATCTAAACTAAATGTAACAGAAGAAGTAGAAGTATTAGAAACTATTATACTACTTATATCTGCATTAAATCTTGCAGGAACTGTGTACACATCTTGATTAGATGTGGTCAATTCTAAAGAAAGTGTTCGTTTTTTTCTTGGTGTCATGGTGCTGTATTCGCTATATAAATAATATCTAAACCTGCAGCAACTCTTAGATCAGCATTAGAGCTAGTTGCGACAGCCCTTACCTCGATGTCAGTCTTTTCAGGAAAAGGTATAGGACATTTATAGTTCTGTGTAATAGCTGCAGCAAATACGTCAAACTTATCCGCTGTACGAAACACGCCGTTTTCTCTACGAGCATAAATGTTTATAGTTGCAACCTTATTGTTTTGCTCTGTGAACGCTGTAATCTTAGTATCTAATAGGTAAGCTGTATAACCTGCGGGTACAGTCCACAAAGCCATAAGCGTTTGGTTCTCGCCAGTGTTAATCTGTGCGTATGTCGTACCACCATTAGCTATAGTAGTATTTGCTGTTATAGCCTGTGATCCTGAAACAAAAGCACGATACACACGTAAGAAAGTTTGTGTAGTTGTAGCTGTACCAGTACTTGCTAGTGTGACTTCTTCCGATACTTCGTTATAGTCTCCATCTAGTCCTTGCACCGTAATAGCTACACCATTATCTGTAGCACCTGCGCCACTAGTTACTGTCATAGCCACAGCACTAGAAGGGTATGTATATAGTCCACCTGCATCCCATATGGTTTCACTTATATCTTGTATTAAAGGATTATGACCAAACTTAAATAAACGTTTGTGCCCATCTACAAGACCTCGTGAAACTTGTATAAAATAAGGATAGTCGCCTACG